GGAGTTTGAAAATTTCTCAAAATCAATTTGTTCTTAAAAATTAAAATTATAAAAAAATGGCATTATCATTCAGCGGCATAAGTGCATATACTAAACAAGAGATTGCACCTTTATTAACCGAGGCTGTATTCGCAGCAAAAACGCAATCTTTAATCAAGAGCGGTGGTATCTTATTACCTAAAACAAAATCAAGCGTAGCGGTTCCTAAATTAGCTACAAATGCAAACTTTCAAGTTGATGCTTGTGGTTGGAATGCTTCTGGCACTACAACTTTAAGCCAAGCAACTGTAACAGTTGGTAAGGTAAAGCTTGAAGAGACAATTTGTCCAAAAGATTTTGAAGCTTACTTTTCTCAAGAGGCTTTGAAAGCGGGATCAACTTACGAAGATTTCGGATGGGCTGAATTTCAAACAAAGTTCACCGAGCAAAAAAACAAGATGATTGCAAAGCAATTAGAAGTTGGTTTGTGGCAAGGTGATACTGATTCAACTAGCGAAAACTTAAAGCGTTTTGATGGTTTAATCAAAATCATTGATGCGGGTTCTCCTGTTAATGCGAATGTAAGTGGTTATGTAAGTGGCGGTCCAATCTCTGCTTTAAGTGCAACAAACATCGTTTCAGTATTGAACGGAGTTTATAAAGCAATCCCTGTTGAGATTATCGATGCAGATGATTTAAAAGTATTCGTTGGTAATGACACTTACCGTTTAGCGGTATTGGCTTACCAAGCATTAAACCTTTACAACTACAAAGTTGATGGTGATGCTTCTCAAACTTTCATTATCCCAGGTACTAATGTTGAATTAGTTGCGGTTAATGGTTTGAACGGAACAGGTGACATATACGCTACAACTTTATCAAACATCGCAATGGCGTTTGATTTAGAAGCAGAACAAGAAAACTACAAAATTTGGTATTCCGAAGATAATAACGAGGTTCGTTATAGAGTAGCTTTTAAATTAGGTATTGGCGTGGCTTACACAACAATGTGTGTAAAGTTCAAAGCAACTATCTAATTAAATTATAATCAAGAAAAGGCGGTGAAATAGCCGCCTTTTTTTTAAACTTTTTTATCATGGCATGTGCAATAACAAGCGGTTACACGATTGATTGTCGCGAAAATATCGGCGGTTTATCTGCGGTATATTTAGCAGAGTTCGGCAACATTTCGGGTGTAACGGAAGTGAGCGGTTTAGTTACCGGCATCACAAAAGTAGCGGGCAAAAGATTTTACAAATTTGAGGTGCCAAGAGCAACCGCAAACACATCATCTAATGCAACTGCATCGGAAGAGAATGGTTCAGTATTTTATACTCATCAAGTAGTATTCCCATTAAATAAGAGAGACTCAACAACTGCGAACATAGTTCGTACACTTGCTAAAAATAAGTTAATGGTTGTTACATTGGATATGGATGGCAATTATCGTATGTACGGTAAGGGTAAAGGTTTATATCTTGCAACAACTGAAAGCGGAAGTGGTACGGCTGCGGGTGATCGTAATGGTTACAATATCACATTAAGTGGAATAGAGGTTGATGATTTTTTACAAGTTAGCGCAACAGTAGGAGCGGCGCTTGAGACTGCGGGATAATTTTATTTAAAGCAGTATTTTATTTATGCCCTACCTACCTGTGAGTAGGTAGGGCTTTTTAAATTTAACAAGATGTTGCACATATATAAAGGGCAAAATAATTACATAATATTTACGGCCGATGAGTTAACAACCATCGCAAGCCCTAAATATTTATTTATTTTTACAAGTGCTACGGATAAAATAGTTAAATTTGTTGGTACAAACATTGTTGATTATAATAGATACCAAAAAATGCTTATCTTGGATAAGGTTTTTAAGAATTACGAAGCCGGCACCTGGCGATATATTATAAGACAACAAGCAAGCTCAACAAATCTTGATCCATTATTGAGCGGTGCAATTGTTGAGGAGGGCTTTATGTATTTGCATGATGTCGCCGAATGTGCGCCAACTGAATACACGGATCAATGTAACGAATTTAAAACATATAATTGTGAGCAATAAATATCATTTAGTAAAGGTCGAATTTGACCAAGCGCAACAACCTAAATTCGAAGAGAAGAGGGGTAAAAATTATGTTGAGTTTGGTGCTAAAAATAACTATTCAAATTACTTGATTGAGTTATTTGGCGAAAGCCCAAAGCATGGTGCAATTGTAAAAGGTAAGGTTAATTATATTTATGGCAAAGGTTTTGCGGATGTTCCGAAAGTTGCCAATGTTGAGGGTGAAACTTGGAATCAAATTTTAAAGCGCTCTATATTAGATGATGAGCTTCATGGTGGCTTTTATTTGCAAATTGTTTACAATGCGTTAAAGCAAATCGCCGGAGTATATCACATTGAGTTCCAAAAAGTAAGGGTTTCAAAAGATTTGAAATGCTTTTATGTTAAAGATGATTGGAGCAAGAGTGAATTTAGAGAGACTGCAAGAGAGTACAAAGCATTCAATCCAAATGAGCCAAATGGCGCGCAAATTTTATTTGTAAAGCAGTACAATCCAAAGAGTGATATTTATCCTCTTCCTTCATATTTCCAAGGGCTTAATTACATCGAGAGTGATATCCAAGTGAGCCGACATATATTAGGTAATGCAAAGAAAAACTTTGTGGCCACCAAATTGATTAATTTCAATAATGGCTTACCAGGTGAGGAGGAGCAAGAGGAAGTTGAGAGAGATTTAAAGAATAAGTTCGCTAATCCGGAAGGTGACCGCGTAGTAATTGCATTTAACCCATCAAAGGAAAATGCAGTCGATATTGTTGATCTAGGACAAACCAATTTAACAAAAGAGGATTTCACTAATGTTAACAATCTAATCCAACAAGAGATTTTCTCTTGTCATCAAGTTACAAGCCCGATGTTATTTGGTATCAAAACCGAAGGACAATTGGGTGGCCGCAGCGAGATTCGTGATGCTTATCAAATATTTCAAAATACATATGTCAACGAGCGCCAACAACAACACGAAGTAACTTTCAATAAGTTAATGAAATTGGCCGGCATCGTTGGTGAGTTTGAGATTGTTCCGGTTGAGCCATTAAGCTTTGAGTTTAGCGAGGCCATTATGAGCGCCAATATGACACGCAATGAAATCCGCGAGAAGTTAGGCCTTGCACCGGATAGCGTGGCACCTCAAGGCGGTAATGTACCTCCAACGGGTAGTGAGCCAATAGCGGCTGCAAATGATAGCATTAAGAATTTAAGCGGAAGGCAATATCAAAATGTTATGCGTATCGTTCGCCAATTCGGAAGCGGTAAGATTAACAAGCAACAAGCGGCATTGATGTTAAAGAGTGGATTTGGTTTTAGCGATGATGATGTCAATACCTTCCTGGGTGTTGATGATGATCCTAAAACCGAAGAGGCCTTTGCTGACATGCAAGATGATTTGTTGTTAAGTGAATTTAGCGCATGCGGTGACAATTGCAATGATTTTGAAGTAATTGAGACTCACGAAGCTAAAAACTTTGAGCAATTTGCGGATGCCGAGATTGACACGATCAAAGCAAATGTCCTTGATTTGATAAGCAAAAATAAGCTTATCACTCCGGAGAACATTGGCACCATCTTAAATAAAAGCGTTGCCGAGGTTAATCTTACAATTGAAGCTTTAAAAACGGAAGGATATTTAAAAATAATCGGGAGAGATTTAAGCATCTTAAACCCAAAGTATAAACCTCAAGAGAGTGTGCTTACAAAGCCACTTCGCAAAATTGCGGGAGGTGATAAAGCAACCACAACCGAGGTGCTTTTGCGTTACACATATGCCGGTCCAAGGGATGATAAAAACCGACCATTTTGTGCGCGCTTATTACAACTAGCGGAGACAAAGCTTTGGAGCCGTTCCGATATAGAGAATATTTCCGAGCGTTTAGGCTATTCAGTATTTGATAGGAGAGGCGGTTGGTTTACTCAACCAAATGGAGTTCACCGCCCTTATTGCAGACATCGTTGGCAAGTAAAAATTGTAACTAGAAAAAAATAATTTTATGAGTTTAAATATACTTTTTATTAATGAGGAGCTTATCAAAAGTCGCACGGCAATAAGCACGGGCATCGATGGTAAGCAAATTTTACCGGTTATCAAGTTGGCTCAAGATAAATTTTTATTGCCGGCACTTGGTACATCTTTATTTCGTAGGTTACAAGATGGGGTTGAAAATAACGATTTAAGCACGGATGAAAAATCTTTGCTTAATGATTATGTAACGGATTGCCTTTTATGGTTCACACTTGCCGAGATGGTGATGGCAACATCGTTCCAATTTTTTAGCAAAGGATTAATGCAGAAAACTGCGGAGGAAAGCAACTCACCAAGTAAGGGCCAATTGGAATTATTACAAAGGTCTTACATGAGCAATGGTGAGTTTTACAAGACAAGATTAATTGATTATCTTCGTGAAAACTCCGAGTTGTTTGATGAGTACTTAAACTATGGTAGCGGATTTGATATCATAGCGCCACAAATTAAAGCATATACTTCGCCTATATTTTTAGGCAGAAGAGGAGCAACACGAAGAGTAAGTAACCTAGATTTACCTCATGAAAATACGCAGTTATAAAAGGGAGTTTTTAGACAAAGTAAAACAAAAATTCAATGACTTACAACCAGGTAATAAGTACAATAAGGACTCTCCTAGAATCGCATGCGCAAATAAAGAGCGTAAAAAATGCGACACCAAGAGAGTGGTTGTTTGTAAATGACCAACCAATTTACCCGATTGCTTGCTTTGCAATCAATAGCGGATCATTGAATGTTGGGCGTGAACAAGTCTATAATGTTACGCTTTGGTTTTTAGACAAGGCGGGCATGGAGGCCGAGTTTGAGCCGGATGTTGCATCCGATCAATTACAAATCGGAGCGGACATAATTAGCAAAATGAGGAACGGAGCAAATAATTACATCCTTGATCCTAATATAAGTTACAATTTTATATTGGATAAGTTTGAAGATTATTTGAGTGGTATTGAGATAACCTTTAACATGACAACAGTATCGGAGTTTGATGCTTGCGATATGCCATTAAATTAAAAAATTATAAATATGAGTTGCAATAGTTCAACGGGTGATTTAAGGCCCGCACAATACAATGTTCAGTTATGGCGCAATGACAGTTGGGCGCAAACATTCGCCATCACGGCAAATGATGTGGCGGTTGATTTAAGCGGATCAACTATCTTGATACAAGTTAGGACAAAGCCCGCATCAACCGATGTGGTGTTGAGCCTTGTAACCGGTACAAGCATCACAATTGGTGGCGCCGGTAAAAACGAGATTACATTAAATAAGATAGTGGACATTGCCGCCGGAAGTTATGTTTATGACATGAATGTCACCTTCCCAAGTGGCCTTGTCAAAACATATATTTGGGGAACTTTTTTAGTACAGGAGGACATAACAAGAGTATAATAAAATGAGTACAATAATAACACCAAGCGAAGAGCAAATAAACATAGTAGTTAATGATGAAAAAATTAGTATCAATGTAGAGAGTGGCGATGTTATTGTAAATGTAACCGAGAATATTGTTGAAGTATCAACAGTTAATGGAGGTTATCCATTGCCAACAACCGTATATTCAGTATTCGGAAGGACCGGAAATATAATTGCGGTTGATGGTGATTATGACCTTGGCGAACTTGGTGATGTAACATTAGTAAGCACTACCAACGGAGATGTATTATCATATGATGGAACTAAATGGATTAATAAAGCAGTAACAGGAACGGGAACGGTAACGAGTGTTGACATGAGCGTACCGGTTGGCCTTCAAGTTAGTGGCAATCCAATTAGTACCGTTGGAACGCTAGCAGTTAATTTTGCTTCCGGTTATTCTTTGCCAACAACTGCAAAGCAAACAACCTGGGATGCGGCCTATAATGACTCAATCGTAAGTGCAAGCGTAAGCGGTACAACGACAAAGACATTAACTTTAAACCAACAAGATGGAGGCACCATCACCGCATCATGGACCGACATTGATACCAATTTGGTAACAAGTGTTAACGGATATGTTGGAACGGTTGTATTAACAACAACCGACATTGCGGAAGGAACAAGATTATATTATACCGAGACAAGAGTTTCAAATAATGTGGATGTGGCAGCAAATACGGCTGCAAGACATTCAGCGGTGACAATAGGCACTGCTAATGGGTTAAGCTTGGCATCTCAAGTGTTAAGTCTGGCATTAGCATCGGCATCAACAACCGGCGCTTTAAGTAGCACGGATTGGGTTAAATTTAATACGGCTTATAACGATTCAATAGTTAGTGCAAATGTAAGTGGTACAACTACCAAAACATTGACATTAACGCAACAAGATGCGGGAACAATCACGGCATCATGGACCGATCTTGCAGCAAGCGGAACGGTAACGAGCGTTGGCGCATCGGTTCCGGCCGGACTTACAATAAGTGGATCTCCCATCGTTTCGGCGGGAGTATTAGCATTTGGATTAGATACGGGTTACACAATTCCATTAAGCACTCAATTGGTGCCATCGGGAGGTACTGCGGGGCAATTGCTTACAAAAAATAGTGCAACGAATTATGACACGGCGTGGATGGATAATTACGCGGATTGGACCGAGCAAATAAGAGATACAGTTAAAGCATCGGTTGCAATAAATAAAGGGCAAGCCGTTTACATAAGTGGGGCCAATGGGACAAATCAATTGGTTTCTTTGGCATCAAATACAACCGAGCCATTATCAAGCAAAACACTTGGTTTGGCTATGCAAAATTTGGCGATTAATGGCATCGGGGCAATCATTACGGAAGGATTATTAGGAGGATTGAATACATCAACGGCAACTGCGGGCGATCCGGTGTGGCTTGGGGTGAGTGGTAATTTAATATATGGATTAGCAAATAAGCCCGTTGCACCGGCGCATTTAGTGTATATCGGAGTAGTTACAAGAGTCAATTCAAACAATGGAGAGATTTATGTTAAGATACAAAACGGCTTTGAATTACAAGAGTTACATAATGTACTTATCTCAAGTGTTGCAAATAACGAAGGTTTATTTTATGAGACTGCGACAACCTTATGGAAAAATAAAAGCATCGCAACAGTATTGGGATATACACCAATCTCATTAACAAGTTTAAGCGGAGTGTCTCCATTAAGTTATAACAATACAACCGGAGCATTTAGCATAGCGCAAGCAACTACATCGGCAAATGGTTATTTATCAAGCACGGATTGGAATACTTTTAATGGCAAGCAATCGGCATTGAGCGGAACGGGTTTTGTTAAAATTAGCGGAACGACAATAAGCTATGATAATAGTACATATTATTTAGCATCTAATCCAAGTGCATACATTGCCTTAACAGGATTGAGTGCAACTGCTCCATTGTCTTATAACAATACAACGGGAGGATTTACAATAAGCCAAGCGGGTGTGAGTGGTGATGGTTATTTAAGCTCAACCGATTGGAACACATTCAATAATAAGCAAGCATCCGGAAGCTACATCACCGCATTGAGTGGTGAGGCAACTGCGAGCGGCCCAGGATCGGCGGCGGTGACATTAAGTACATCGGCCGTAACGGGTAAACTTTTAACCGGTGTTAATATTACCGGAGGATCAATAAGTGCAACCGACTCAATATTAGTTGCATTTGGTAAGATTCAAAACCAAATCAATGGAGTATTAGGTGGCGCAATTTATCAAAGCGTTTGGAACGCATCAACAAACACGCCAACGCTTACAAGTAGTACAGGAACAAAAGGATATTATTACATCGTAAGTGTTGCGGGATCAACAAACCTTGATGGCATTACCGATTGGAAAGTGGGTGATTGGGCCATCTTTAATGGCGCCACATGGGATAAGGTTGATAACACGGATGCCGTAAGTTCAGTAAATGGATATACCGGTGCGGTAAGTTTGACAACATCCGACATCACCGAAGGCTCAAGATTATATTATACCGAAGGAAGAGTAAGCGCAAACACGGATGTGGCTGCCAATACGGCGGCAAGACACGCGGCGGTAACCATTGGCACGGCAAATGGGTTGAGTTTAAGCACTCAAGCTTTAAGCCTGGGGCTTGCATCAACAAGCGCAACCGGTGCTTTAAGTAGTACCGATTGGAACACATTCAATCTTAAGCAAGCGGCTTTAAGTGGCACGGGCTTTGTAAAGATTAGCGGATCAACTATAAGTTATGATAATAGTACTTATTATTTAGCATCTAATCCGACCGCTTATATTTCTTTACTTGCTTTAAGTTCAAGTGCAACAGGGTTAACATATACCAACACAACGGGAGTATTTAGTTTTACGGCGGGTTATTCAATCCCAACTAATGCAAGCCAAACGCAATGGGATACTGCTTATTCAAATAGGATTTCAACATTAAATGGATTAACCGCAGCAACTCAAAACTTTTCAACGGGGATGAGTGGAACGGATTTTAATATTTCAAGTACAACGGCAACACATACTTTTAATATCCCATCCGCATCCGCAACGGCAAGAGGTTTGCTTTCAAATACTGATTGGACAACATTTAATAATAAGCAAAATGCTTTAACTAATCCTGTGTTAGCAAGTGGAAGTTGGACATCGGGATATTTACCTAAAATAAATGGTACATATACAATAGGGAATAGTATTGTTCAAGACAATAGTACACATATTGATATTGGTGGATATGCTTTCTTTACAAGATTCGGTAAACAAACAATTATTAACCCAAATGTTGGGGGAGGTAATGTTGTTGCAGATTTTGGTGTTGGTAGTGGAATGGGGCTAACTTTTACAACTGATATTGAAAAAATGCGTTTAACAAGTGCAGGTGATATGTGGTTAACAGGTCGTTCTACTACTGCAAATTTTCAAGCAGTATTTTATAATGCTAATGACCAATTTGCTATCAATGCTACAAATACAAGTACAGGTAAAACAATTAATTTTAATCCTTCTAATACTTTTACCGCTTTATCAATTACATCCACAGGAGCTGCTACATTTAGTACAGCAAGTGGAGCAACTTTAACGGCAGATATTTTAACTGTAAGAGGTGGTGGTTCAAGTGGTGCTTTTGGCTTTAAAGTTGAAGCTAACAATGGAGAAGATATTTTCTACACAAATAACCTAAATTATAATATTATTGCCAATCCCATTAGTGGAAATTTTGGTATAGGTACTGTTAGCCCCCGTTCGGTTTTGGAAGTTGTAAGTGGGAGTGCAAATACAAATGGTGATACACCGGGAGTTGTTTCAGTAGTTGGACCAAACAAAACGAGTACATCTAATACAGCTAATATTTTAATTACAACTAACGATGCTTTTGGTATAAATATTGGTGCGTCAATTGGGTTTGGTGCAAGAGCGGTGGGTAATACTCAAGGTGCATATTTAGCTGGTATTTCTGGAAGAAAAGAGAACGCTAATAGTGGAGATTATGCGGGGTATTTACAATTCATAACTCGTAATGCAGCAGCAACTTCGGCTGAATGGATGAGAATTACAAGCACAGGAAAAGTTCTTATTGGAACAACAACACCCGATTCATACTTGCTAGATGTTAATGGTACAGGAAGGTTTAGTTCAACATTAGAAGCAAATAGTACGATTAAAGTTACAAGTGCTAGTACAACAGGAACTAATATAAATATTGTAAATACAAGTAGTGGGGGATATAATTGGAATATATTTAGTGAAGGTAGTGATGCTATTAAAGGTCCTGTTGGTTCTTTGATTTTTAGGGATAGCAATAATGGAGTAAGTAGAATGCTTATTACAAGTGGAGGAGAAATGTGGTTAGGTTATACTACTGACCAAGGTGCTTATTTATTACAAGTAAATGGTAGCGTTTTAGCTTCTGCTTATTATGAAAGTTCGGATATTAGATTAAAAAATATTTTAACTACAAGTCAATCAAATAACTTTGGTGCTATATCGTTTAATTGGAAAGATGCTAGAGATAATAAAACGCATTGGGGATATTCAGCACAAGATGTTTTAAAGTTTATTCCGGATGCAATAGAAACAAATAAAGATGGTATGATGACTGTTAATTATAACGAAGCACATACTTGGAAAATTGCACAATTAGAGCAAGAGATTAAAGAATTAAAAGCTAAAATGAATTAATATGGCTACAACTTGGGATGGTACGGCTACAAATCAAGGCATAACTAGAACGGCAATGAATAACTTTTGGGCTAGTAATACCAATAGTAATTATCCTTGGTGTGATGGTTGTACATTACCGGATAATTCACTTCAATTAATTACAAAGGCTTATTTTTTAGCCAATTATTATTATGCCGGACCGGGCAATTATTTAATAAATACCGCTAAATCAAGTTTACAAGTTTTGGTTAAAAGTGATATAGGGATACAAATAAATTTATATACTATTGTTCCAAGTCCTGTATTCGTTGCTACTGTTTATTTAAATTCAACTTTAACATTGGCTTATACAAATGCCGCACAAACAACATTATATAACGGATTAGGAATTGAAAGGTTTACCGATAGTATATTACAACAATGTCCTTATGCAGAAATAACTATCAGTACAGTAGGTGTGGTTACTAATATAAATTTTAACTATTGTTAAAAAATAATATATTTGCTAAAATTATAATTTTATGAAGTATTCAAATTTATTAAACCTAGTCGCACAAATGGAGGCGATCATAGGTAACCAGGAAACAAAAGTACAAAAGAAACTATTTAAAATCTTTGAAAAGGTTAAGCCTAGCTATGAAGCGTATCAATCCAAAAAGGATGAATTACGCCTTGATAATGCAAGCGCCAATGATAAAGGGATTTTAAATGTAACGGAAAAGGGTGATTACCAATTTACAAAGGAAGGCATTAAAAAGCTTACGAGCGACATTAAAGCTTTAAATGATGAGGAGTTCGCTTTTGAGAAGATTAACATCGTTAATCCTCAAGGGCTTGAAAACTTTATCTTCCTTGAAGATTGGACCAATGGAATCGAATTTATTAAACAAGATGAAGAGGAACTTTAACACATGACACAGGATAGCAGCCAAGCGCTTATTAACACAACGGTTTCGATAACCGCAGCAAGTATCACAATCACTCAAGCGCAACCATTGGTCACAATGGTAGCGGGCTTGGTTGCTATCATTTCGGGTATTTTAGCAATCGTATATTACATTAAGCAAATCCGTAAGTTATAATGAGGAATCTTATAGTAATTATTTTAATAGCGGTAGTCATTTTTTTATTGATGACAAAGCCTACTTATACTAAAAATGAAATAGTATTAAAAACTGACACAATTTTTAATATTAAGACATTGACTAAATATAAAAAAGGTGATTCAATCCCTTATAAAGTAATTTTACAAGATTCAATTTATATCCCAATATACGACACAATTCGTATTATTAACGACTATTCACAGATAAAAGAGTATAATGATACAATACGAATGGATTCAAATACATTCTATATCCATGACACAATTACAAAAAATAAGATAATAGGGAGGGGATTTGAAGCAACACTACGAGAAAAAACTATATATATAACAAAGACTATTAAGCCAAAAACGGAATTATTGATTGGAGGCGAATTAAGGAACTTTAATAATGTTTTAGGTGCTAGTATAGGAATAGGGTTAAAAGTGCCAAATAAGGGGCTAATGTTGCTTAATTATGGCACTCAAGGTTATTCAGTAGGATTTTATAAAAAATTGTTTTAAAATATGATACCGATTAAATTTAAAGAGTTTGCCTCCAACCCTATCGTTGGAACATTGTTTGTGGTTTTAATAGCTATTGGCTATTTATACATTGATGTACGATCAACCTTCCAGGGCCAAGCTAAAAACCAAGATGTAAAGATTGAGAAATTAGAGACAAGACTTGATGTGGTTACAAATGCATTACGCAGATGTGATTCGAGCTTGGCGGCCGCAAGTACCAAACTTTCAACTTTGGAGCAATTAGGTAAAATTCAAAAGATAAACTAATGAAATATTTATTTATTTTATTCTTATTTGGTTGCGGAGTGCAAGCTCAAAAGGTTGACAAGGATATTGAGTTTGAAGAGTTAATGAAGCAAGTAGATGCAACCAATGCAAAATCTGCAACAGTTGTTGCAAATGCAACTAAAAAGGAAAAGCAATTAGTTGCAAATGCAGTTGCAACCATTACCCAAATGAAGAGCGAAATTAGTGAACTTAAAAATGGTATTGTGCAAATAAGAATTGACACTATTTTTATCCATGATACAGTCCTAATAAAAGAGAAAAAGAACTTTTGGGGTAAGACTAAAACTGATACAACTAATTAAGATGAAGCAATTTTTTACCGAAGATAATGGAAGGTTATCTATGAAGCGTTTATGTGGTTTGATGTGCGTTGTAGCGTTATGCATTACAATGTATCATAACTCATTTAGCGAATTAAGTAAAGCACCTAGTGAGGCATTAGTGTATGCAGTTGCAACATTGGCATTTGGATGCCTAGGATTAACAACCGCAGAGAAAATATTTAAAAAAGATTAATATGAAAATATCCGAACATTTAGATTTAAGCGAAGTAATCCGAAGTGAAACCGCAAAGAGACATGGCATCTCAAATATGCCAATTGATGCGCATATTGAAAACTTTAAATTGCTAGCTGAAAATGTATTTGAAAAGGTAAGGAATCATTTCCGTTGCCCTATTCATATCAGTTCCGGATATAGATCAAAGGAACTTAATGCTTGCACACCTGGGGCATCACCCACCTCTCAACATAGCACAGGCGAAGCAATCGACATTGACATGGATGGGAGTGCAAACGGCGTTACCAACACAATGGTATTTAATTACATCAAGGATAATTTAGAATTTGATCAATTGATTTGGGAGTTTGGAACAAGTGCAAATCCGGATTGGGTTCATGTATCTTATGAGAGTACCGGTAAGCAAAGAAAACAAATCTTAAAAGCTACAAGAGTAAACGGCAAAGCTCATTACCAAACATATAAGTAAAAAAGAACGGCCCCCAAAGACATCAAATCTTGAGAGCCGTGTTAGTAGATGGGGGAACGAAATATGTTATAGTTTCATAACTAATTTTTGATACTCTTCCTTAATATTACAATCAGTCTCAAGCATATTATTTGTTGATCTAATCGCCGAGATTACTGTTGTATGATCACGATTAAAGGCAATACCAATCTCATCCAATGTAAGCAATGTGTTTGATCTCAAGATATGCATCGTTAATAATCTTGGAATTACAATCTCATTTTTCCTACTCTTCGACTTAATTTGGTCCATTGAGATATTAAATTGCTCGCAAGTGTTTGCGATTACATTATCGATATACTTCAATACTTTCTTTTTTGGCATTGTCTTAAAGCCAATCTTTGCTTTCTTAATTCCCGGCATTATCATGTAGTTCATTTTTGTTAATTTTAATCTCATCAAATTTACCCATTAATTCCGATATTTTTATTTGAGATTTAAAAAAGTTATAACTTGATAGGTCGTTTTGAAGCAAGTGAGTAAGCTTGCCAACCATATCTATTTTCTCAATAATTGTTAACTCAATCCATTCTTTGTGGTTTGGCATCTCCTTTGATTTTATAAATGAAAAATAATGTTACATAAAGCAAGCACGCTAATGGTACCGCTAATAAGAAAAACTTTAATAGTGATAAAATTGCTCTAATCATAATTAAATATTTTGTAAAAAAGCCGTGATTAAAAATGCGGTGATTAAAATAACGACCGCTTGAAAATTGTGGTTTTGTTGCTTATTCATGTTAGTTGATTTGATTATATAATTTGAAAACTATCTAATTCAAAATAATCGTATCCAAATTGCTTTGATATTTCATATTCAAAAAATTCTCTATCTTCATTAGTATCAATTTTTTTTAATATTGAAAATGCAATAGTATGGATGATAAATGTATCTCTTACCATATCCCAAGTTTCTTGGTTTTTTTTCATTATCCAACCACTTATTTTGTGAGGGTAAGAATTTTTAATTTCAATAGTTGACATGTTTATTTGTTTTGATTAGAAACCAAAGCTATGTTATTTTAATTTAATAAAAAAATATTTTTAATATATTTTTTTAAAGTGCCTTAAAGTAAAGTCTTTTTTGAGTTGGACCATATTAAAAATACGCTCCTCAATACCTCCAACGGTGAATATCCAAAACACTTTTGAGGCTATTGTCCGGTCCTTTGTCTGCATCCTTGCCCTTGATTGCCAATAGCTTACCGCTGAAAAGTCAATATTATACATAACAAGCGCATCGGCCGTGCTTAAATTTATGCCCTCCCTCCCGCTTTGCACCTGGCTTATGAATACCGCATCGCCTCCGGCCTTATTGAACTCTTGCGGATCATCAAAGCTATTTTTAAAAGTTGCCTTTAAAAGCAACCCTTCCGCTATGTACTTATAAAAGATGGCAATCTTTTGATCCTTAAATCTCTCTTTAATAAAATTGGCTTTTGTGTCATCAAAGATAATTGCATTGCCATCATCCTTTTTAACCGTTCCGCTACATATTTGATGGACCTTTTGCATCTCTTTAACCGCCGTGTCGGCAACGACAATCTCGCCATCCTTTGTCCTAAATAATTTGTCCTTGGTAATCTTATCAATGGCCCATTTGACCTTATCACTCATTGGCACATACAAGATGGCCTCTTGCACTAATGATTCAAATCCGGCCTCCTGTTGCGTATATGTCAAAAACAAATGGTTTATCTCGCATTCAATCAACTCCGTTTTGACATGTGAATAATCAGCAAGCTCACGATTAAAAACAAATTTTTTCTTTGGGATGCCGTAATGCTTATGCCAGGAATAAAAATTTTTATGATCTGCAAATGGTGATTTATCCGATACCCAAAATTGATGGAATATTTGAGAAAAGCTTTCCGGTGTTGGGGTGCCACTTAAATAAATTACCGGCTTACCTTTGCATAATTCCTTTAATGCTTTTGTCCTTTCGGAAGGTATTGGGTATTGGCCCAATGAATGAGCTTCATCAATAATAACAAGATCATAAATATTCTCGCATTTATGTACGCTTTCAAAATTAATAATATCTAATTTATATACATAACCGGACATTTTAAAATCATCCTTGATGCTTGAGATGGCTTTTTTCTTTGTAACAAATAAGACATGCTCAACACTTAATTTGTTTGCTAATAGTAAACTTGTTAATGTCTTGCCGGTCCTTACTTGCATGGCAAGATATACCAAACCAAATTCATTAATCACCTCAAGGCCCCTATTGGCTATGTCGATTTGGTAATCTCGGAGTTGCATATTGCTTTAAATATTTGATAAGCTACTTGAGGCACTATTGCGTTTCCGTAGCCGTGTATTTGTTTTCTAACCATTTTATAGGATATCCCATCATCCACGCATAAAATTGGGGGTTCAGTTTTCCAAGCACCACCCCGCATAATTTGTATAGGTGTTCCGGTAGGCTGCCAGCTGAACGATGATGCCTCCTCGCGTACATAGGAAAAGAAAGACTCGCTCGGTAACAATCGGATGCTGTCGGAGTAAGCAACCAAATACAACCTGGCGCGGTGATGGGGCGCACCAACTTCTGACGCACGACAAACTCTCCATTCTGCATTATACCCCATTGCGGATAATTCGGTGAGTATTTTTGTAAAGTCTCTCCCTCCGTTAGTTTTAAGAATATTTGCCACATTTTCGAAAAGAATATATCTTGGTTTAATTTCTTTGATTGCTCGGCACATTTCATAAAAGAGACTTGTTCGGCTACCTTGTAACCCTTGTTGACCTTCACCATCTTGTTTTGCAATGCTTGCATCTTGACATGGGAATCCACCACTAATGATGTCAATTTTTCCTCGGTGAATATTGAAATTTGTTTTTGTAATATCTCCATATGATAATGAATTATTAAAATTTTTATTTAAAATTATTCTTTTTTCTTCATCGAATTCGCAATGAAATACATTATCCCATCCCATCCATTCGGCCGCAAGATCAAATCCTCCTATGCCGCTAAATAAACTCCCATGTGTCATGTTAAATTAATTTGTGCCGTCCTGTAATGGTGTATCGTTTGTATCATCGATACGGCGATAACCCTCTTGCCATAAAATCTTTGTGTATGCTATGGATTTTTTAATGACTGTCTCCTCCGAATCTTTGGCATCCAATAGGTGTCCGAGTTCATGGAGCAAAATTTCCAAATGCTTTTTTCCGCGCAAACGCGGATCTAAATATATAATCCCATCGCTCTCCGCAATTCCGTGAGCTTGTTCCCTTCCTAATTTTTTATAAATTATCTTTATTTTCACTTCGAGTCTTAATTATTTTTTTGAGATAAATAGCCAAATCCAATGCTTCCTCATATGCATGTTGCAACCATTGCTCCTCACTTAAATCCTTCCTATCCATTGTGGTGCCATATTCAGCCTTACCCTTTTCCTCTCTAAATAATAAATCATCAATGATATCATATAAAAGTTTACTCATTATTTATCCGTTTTATTATGATGCTTGCCGCATGTTCTACATCTAAAAATTAATTTAACAACTCCGCTTGCTAATGCTCTTCGGTCCTTGATTACTAGGTCATCGCTGCCACACTCCGGACAACTGCCTTTGTGATGGCCAAATATTACTCCGTAATGTGTTTTGGGTGCGATATGGTTTGATAGTTTCTTATGGACCTTCTCAAGCAATACAACATCCATCTTGCAATATTTAACCATCTTATCCATTGCAATTTGATCCTTTTTTAAAACGATGTTTTTCCACAAATCAAAATCCGTTTTAATCTTTGATCCGATGCCTAAATATCCGGCAATGTAATTAAGCTTATTGCTATTGAATTTAAATTTTGACCTTGATACTTTTAAGGTGTCAATGGTTTGGTATGTTGGGAACATATCGATGCCGTAAAACAAACATCTTGTCCGCACCCAAGACAAATCAAACTTATCACCATTATGACCAACCAACTCATCCGCTTCATTTACTATCTTAATAAAATCTTGAAGCATCTTTTTATCGCTTTGCTTTGCATCCCAGGTGAGCGCGTGAGTCTCTTTGTCATCTTCCCATTTATAACATATGCAAATAATGGCACGCTCGGTGATAATATTCTGCGGCCCAATGTTTAACTTAAACCCACTCTGCCAAAAAAAACCAATGTTAGGACTTGTCTCGATGTCGAAATACAATCTCTTCCTTTTGGTTCTCGTTATCATGATATGGGTTTAAGTGTAAAACTACTATTTTTTATGAGATAACTGATAACTAAATTCTCTCGGCTTATCATTCTCATGCTCCGCGTTCCATAACTGTTGGACCGCTTGGAACAATGACCAATCATCCGAGGTGTCATCTTTGGTCACCATCTGCCACCCAGGACCTTGGATGACTCCATTCTTACCATAGGTGCGAGTCTTGGCATTAAGCCATAAGATAGCCACGCCATCAATGTCCGGCATGTTATCGGATTGCTTTACTGAATGATTATATAATTCCTTATAGGCTGCCAATTGCAGCCAATAGCTATTATATATCCCGTTGCTTGTCTTAATGTCTAAAACATAATTTTTGCCATCAATGGTGCAAATACGATCAAGTGTACCGGCGAACTTTAAATGATTGCTTACAAAGGTTTGCTCAATCATTGCATGTACCGGCTTATGGTTTACACTAAATTCAACATATCGCTCAAACATATTCCACTCCTCCAAAGAATACTTCGGGCGGTTGTTATCATCTAATAAGGTACACTCCATCCCGTGATCATAATCTTCGGTTAATTGGTGTACGGTAGATCCCCGGCGCCCGGCGTTATCTCTTATCTCATCTGCCTTTGAGCCAACCTCCTTCATCCATTGGATAAGGGCAAATGGCTTTGGATAAGCTTCAAGTAAAGTGGTGGCACTTGGGAAATAATTCCCATCTTCATCATGGTAAAATCTGCCATCGACAAAAGTTAATTGATTGGTTTTGGTTTTTACTAGCATGTGTATTCTTTAATGGTTTCGG